GACCCGGTTTTCCGGCACCTGCTTTGGATTGCCGGGCCGAAAGCCGGAATCGATCAGCGCGAGGCGGATCGCATGGCCGTCGTATCGGTCAAGAATAATCTCTTCGAGATCTTCCCACACACCCTCGTCCGCGGTCGATCCAAAGACCTCGCCAATCTGGACAAGGCAGGAGGTGGCCCGAGGCCCCCATCCGCGAATGCCGTAAATCAGCCGGTCTTTCTGGACGTCGCAAGCAAAGGTCAAAAAGCGAACCCACGCGGGAACCTCGCCGAGGCGATAAGGCGCCTCCGGGTTTTTCAGCCGCTCAAGTTCCCGCCATTCCGGCACATCGCCTGATCCGGGCGCGTACAATTCGCCCATCGACCCGTTGACGATCGCCTTGATTTCATTCTGATCGCCCGACCGGACGGCCTCGACGTATTCGGAGGCGCGATCACCAAAGGTCTGGAAAGGCGAGCAAAGCCCTGAAACCCAGTAGGAAACCGTGATTGCGTCCGGGGCCGGTCCAATCACCTGCCCCTTATTGGTCACAGACTGGCCAGGCGCAACATAGACGCCGCGTTCGTTCATGCCCGCCTTAGATTCCTCAAGGATCTCGCAGCCGCATCGCGGGCAATTCAGATGGGCGGTCCTCGCGGCAAGCGCCGGGTCTGATTTCAAGTCCTTGCCGTCCGGCCCTTTGGGCTTTTCCCATGCAAGGCACTTGAAGCGCGGAATGAAATACTCCTCGCAGTGCGGGCAAGGCCACGCCCAGTGATAGCGCGTGCCGGACTGCCAAAGCCGCCAGATTGTCGACGAGATTTCTTTGCTGTCGATCTCGGCCCAAAATTCAAGGCCGCTTTCCTCGTCGATCTCCACGTCGCTCGGCCCTTCGCTCGGTGTCGATGTGATGTAGTGGACAAAATCCGCGTAAGTGTCGCCACGCCGATCAACGAGGCGGATCGGATCGCCAGCGCCTTTGACGTTCGACATGAGCTCGTCGGCCTCGTCAGTAATGGCGAGGCCGAATGGATCAGATTTGAGCGCGGTCGAAGATCCCCCGTGCGCCAAGCGCAAAGGAACGCCGGAAATCAACTTTCGCAGGGCCTTCCATTTTTTGCCGCGCGAGACCTTGTGGCGAAGCGCCGCCGTATTGTCGAGCAAGTCGGCGATTCTTGGTTCCCATTGCTCCGTCAAAAATTGCTTGGTCGGCCCGAGATAGAGTGTCGGCACCGGCGAGGTGTCAAAGCGCTCCCCGATCAGGTCCAGCGACGAGTCGGACTTCCCCATTTGCGCGCCGCAAACAAAGACCACCCGCTTGTGAATGCGGCTGTGGACCATGCGTGTCGGCGCGATCACATAGGGCGTGAGGCCCGGATTGCGCGGGCCGGGAACGCCGGCCGTTTTCGGATAGACGCGGTTCTTTCTTGCCCAGGCATCAGGCGTCATCCTCTCCGCCGGTCGGGTCAAACGACTCGCCCGATCGAGCAGTATCGCAAGCTTTGACGAGGACTTTGGAGAGCCGCGCTCTTTCCTCGTCGCAGATCGCTTCGATTCTTTGGCGCTCACGCGAATTCCTCGTTATGCGGGCAGGCAAGCCAGAAATGATCGAATTGAATTCGCCGCACAGGATTTCGAAGGCACCTATTGCCTCGTCAAGATCAATGACGGATCGGTCCTCTTTGGCTATGCGCAATTCAATCTCGCGCGCCCGCACCCGCTGCAATTCCGAATTGCCCGCCGCCTTTGTCTTGCGGGCGTTCTCGTCCTTCAGGAAATCGATGTAGCCTTGAACCAAGCCGACAAGCGGCCATTTCCCTCGGCCCGCCGGCTTGATCCACCCGTCCTTGGCAAGCTGCTGTATCCAGCGGGGCGTGACTTTCAGAAGTGCGGCGGCGGTCTGGGTGTCCACCTCATTGCTTGCCGTTTGGCCTGCCACCTAAGCACCTGTTTTTACTTCAAAAAAGTGCAAAACGGAGTTGCACTATTTTAGTCTCCGATTAACTCCACACACATCGGATCAACCGAGACAGGGAGAAAGCAAATGACCAATCTTTCAAATATCGAAATTGCCAAACTGACCGCACAAATCGAAGGCGGCGGCTTCAAGCGATCAGCCAGCAAAGAGGCAGCGATCAAGAAATTCGAGGCCGCCGCAGCAAAAGCCGGCATGGTCGATCTAGACCAAATCCTCGGCCTCAATTTTACCAGCGCGACCGAAGCGGTCGACGATTTCAAATCGGCGATGGCAGAGCCGAAACCCGCCAAAAGCAAGAAGGCACCGACAGCTGACAAGCCTGCCCGCACGAAAAGCGGCAAGCGGGCTGAAATCGAGGCCGCAGCAGCGTCGGGCACTCTGCCGACCCCGCCGGATTTTTCGGCCAATACCCACAAAGCTTTTCGCCCGAAATTGGCGGCGGTCGTCGCCCTTGCCGAGGCAGGCGATCTCGCGGGCTTGGAGGCCTTCGAAATCAAAGCCTATTCGAGCAGCCCGAAGGCAATTCTGAAGTATCGCGACCTTGCTATTCTCGCCCTGAAAGCCAAAGGCGTCCCGGCAACGCCCGCCAAGCGGCTGACAGAAATGAAGGTCGATGAATACAACGACTCAATTATTGCAGCCGCCGCCAAGTATGTGGCGACCAGAAAAATCGGCCCCGGCAAATTCGACACCCGCGAAGCCCCGACCGAGTCGGAGATCCGCGAGATCGCCGCAAGCATGGGAGCGGGAACCATGATTAACGCGATCAACGCTGCCGGACGGCAAGCCCTGATCGGGACCATCCGCTAGGCGGGGCCGGTCACATTCCAGAAAAGCACAAGCCCGCCACCATGGCGGGCTTTGCATATCTCCCACGCCTTTGCGTCATAATGCGGATCGCTCGGAAACGGCGGGGCCGACTTGCATCGATCGCCAAATTTCAGCGGGTGCACATGGATTTGAGCGCCCGCCACATCATCGGCAGAAAGCGCCCGCCCCACTTGAACGACATGCCGCCGCGCATTTGGCCACGCAGATGCGAGGCCGCGCGCAAGGACGCCTGATCCGCTGGCGCACCAAACCTCGTCCGGCGCGAAATTCAGCATCCGGCCCGCCGCCGCGATCCGCTCGATCGTTTCCGGCATGTCGATGCCGAAAGGCACCAGCCTTGCGCCGGTACGCTCGCAATAAGTCGCCGCCCGTGCTTGCACAACGGCCAGATAGCCCGGCGTGACTTGAACCACTTTCGCGCCAAGGCTTTTGGCAAGCAGCGCCCTTGGATGGGGCTCGGCGCGCTTGGCGACAAAGATTGTCGCCCGCTTGCCTGCCGCCCTTGCGCAATAGGCCAGCGCTGATTGAGCGCCGCCTTCCGCCGGGCTGGCATAGACCAACTCGTCGCAATTATCGAAAAGGTCGATCAGATAGCGGGCTTTGGTGCCTCCCCCGAAAAGATCGTCGCGAACAACCCTGATCCCGTCGTGTTCATGGACAATCGGCGGCGTCAAAGAATATCCCCGAGATCAGCGGCGGGATCGCCATCGTGCCCGCCGAGGGCATCCTCGGCGGGCCGTTGTTCACTCGCTGCGGTTATCTCGCCAAATTCAACCGGGCCAATCGCCTCCGTCGCTTTGCGCCAGTCGCCCTTGCAAAAGACGTAAATATTTTGGTGCGTCTTGCCAAATTTCCGGGCGGCCTCGAATTGGCGATTGACGCGCAAAGGCAGCGATCCGGCGGCGGTGACCAAAATTCCCTCGTTGTAGAGGCGAAGGCCTGCGGCCTCGAAAGCCTCGATCGTATGGCCGGGGAAATTCCGGTAAAAGCCATGCTTGTCCCGAACGTCGCCGACCACAAAGCAGGCGAAGCGATTGTTTTTCAGCTTGGCAGCCGCCTTGGCGATGATCTCGAAATATGCCTTTTTGAATTGCTGATAGTCCATATTCGACAGATCGCGCGGATCGTCGCTATAGACTTCAAGGTCCGCATAAGGCGGGCAGGAAAACAAAAGATCGGCCTCAAAATCGGCAGGCAGCAAATCCGGAATATTGCGGGAATCGCCCTCGATCCATTGCGGCTGGTTGTTCGGGACAATCTTGACCGCCTGGGCGCGATTGGCCTCGATCTGCTCGGGCCGCAATTCAATGCCGGTGTACTTTCTGCCAAGATAGGCCGCGACGATCCCGCGCACTGATCCGCCGGCGAAAGGATCAAGGACCATGCCGCCCGGCGCGCAAAACCAGCGATAGGCGATCTCGCAAAGCACAGGGTCAAAGACCGACGTGCCGTTGATTCTGCGTTCCCACCCGTCCTGAAACTCTATTTCGCCATATGCAAGACCCGCCGGCGTTTTCACCTTTTGGAATTCCAAGGCATCAGCCGAATACTTTGCGGAACCCGGCATAAAATCTTGTGCGAATGCCCGGCCTTTTTTCTTGCCCCCCGGCTTATAGGCGAGATCGCCGTTCTGGATATCCTGGGCGAAAGCGCGGCCCTTCTTTTTTGACGCGCCCATCAGATCGCCGCTGCCTTTTTCTTGTTGCGCATATAGCCGGCATCAGCTGCCGCGCCTGTCGCGCGGCTTTTGCCGCCGCCCGGCACCGCCGGATGGTTCTTCTTGTTGTAAGGATCGCCGCCATTCGAGGCCGAGATCATGCTCTCGGAAAAGCCGAGGGCGTTCTCGCCCCGCCCGACTTCACTTTCAATGCCGAGATCCAACCACGAACGTTTGCGATCTTGCCACCAGCCTTCGGACGCCCGAAAGACCGAGAACGGGACTACGCCGAATTTCTCTTTCAGCGATTGGCGCGCCTGATCGGCTTTGACCTGATTGGCCACGGCGGGATCGAGGAGAATGTGGTCAAGCTTCTCTGCCGAAAAGCCGACAAGCGACAATTCAAAACCGCCCGCGTTCAACAACTGCAGTTCTGATCGCAGAACGTCGAGATCCCAACCGGCGTTGAGCGCCAGTTGGTTGTCAGCCAGAACGTACGCACGCTTCTGATCCTCGGACCATCCGGCGCAATCGATCGTCGGGATCATGCCCTGCGGCAAATCACGGCCGTCCGGGAGGCGGATAGTCCCGCCCGCCTCGTAAATCTTAAGCGCTGCAAGGCGTCGGCCATGCCCGGCGACGATCATGCGGTTTTCGTCAATCAGAGCCGGATTGGTCCAGCCAAACTCCTCGATTGAGGCTGCGATCTCGTCAATCTGCTCCGCGCTGTGCGTTCGCGCGTTGCGGTCATAGACCTTCAAATCCTCAATTCGCAAAGCCTTCACTTGATACGCCGGCCATTCAGTCTCCGGCAGCAATTTCGGCATTGTTCACCTTTTTTGAACGCGAAGCGAAG